ATCACCCTTTTTTGCAATCCTATGGTGTTTATATCCCATAGGTTTTGCAGTCTTATTAGAACTAGTCTTACGTGCTATTAATAATGATGACGATGATGATCAGGGTGGTGGCGTAATGACTCCCATTTATCAAGGAACTTAATGAATCATCTTATCTTCACAACTCTCATAGCAATTTATTTACTCACAAATGTGAGCTCACTAGTATTCGTATGAAAAAAATATTTTATAATCCATATTATCCATTAATAGAATTTGGATTTTTCGTTGCTGTAGGCACGATTGCAGGATTTGCTGGATCTTTATCTGTATAAATAACTAATAGAATTAAAATAAATCTATTTTTTCTAATGCAAAATAAGTGTGAATGTCCTCACTGTAAATGTAACTGTGAACATTGTAGAAAAAAAGAAGAGCAAATAATAAACTCCACTCATTTATTTAAAAAATTAAAAGAAAATTGAAAAAATTTCAAAAAAAGTGACCACACTAGAAAAGATAATAATAAACTTTAATATTACTTTAATCGTCGTGCTCATCCCAAGGATCAGTTAATTTTTTATTAGGTGGTCCAAATGCTACATATAGTCCATAACCAGTGACTAAAAATAACAATATCAAAATAATAGCAACTATCTGACCTTCTGGTGGCAACCCAGCGTAATTACCATGTTTTATTAAAGGTTGCTTTTCCCAAGTTCCTGGTAAAGTATATACTGAAGGTTTAGATAGAAAAAAATCTACTATCTGCATAAAAATAAAAAGGTATTTAACCTATATTATTATATTTTTTCTACATTACCAGTTGTACATGCTTTTAAAATATCAAGAACTTCTGTACTAGGATCATCAGTAATATCTAAATTTTCGTCGTCAAATCTAAATGTCTTTAATGATTCCATAACTGATAAAATTTCAGTTGATGTACCAATTATTTTTTCGACTAAAGCAATATCAACTTGATCATGGTTATTTAAATAAGTAAGTAATGTATTTGCAGATATTTCTTTTTCAGTTACTACTTCAGCCATTTTTCTTTTTTTAATATTCTAACACTGCAGAACCATAACTATATTGTGATAGTGGATATGCATACCCATTAGTAGCAAATCCCATATTTGCATAATATGTTTGTCCTGGTGTTACACTTACTATCGTTGGTCCAGTGACGTTTGAGCTAGTTCCAGGTACATTACCAGCTGCTGAAAGTCCAAACATTGATGCAGTTCCTCCTGCATTTGTACCAGCTGGTTGTAGTAATTGCAAACCATTAAGATATGCAGCACCTTGTCCATGTTTACCATATCCCATTGCTCCCCAATTTATAACATAAGTACTTGGGTTAACAACCCATGTTCCCTTTATTGTTATAGATTGTGCAGCAGCAGTATAGGATAGTAATCCATCTGCACCGTAGACTGTAACTGTTTCCCCTGTATTTAATGTGTAAGAGTGAGTAAGATTACCACCACCTGAAGTAACAGTTCGTTGTCCTGGTGCTCCACTATTTAAAGTAGGTCCAACATTACTTTCCCATGATTGGAATGCAGCAAGAAGACTTGCATTAGTAGGGTTATTACCAGTCCAAGCACATCTACCAGCAGCTGATAAAGTAGTTCCGGCAGGTGACCATCGATTTGTAAAAGTACCTCCAGTTAATGTTATTCTTGCTTGCGTTATGCCAGATGGTGCAGTCCAGTTTTGAGAATTAGTTATATTTAAAGTAGTAGTAGGATTAAAAGCCTGAGCAGATTGTTTCCATGTAGATCCTTCTTTTATATGAAGTTCAGATCCTGTCTTCCAAGTACCATTTACGTTGACATAGTAATCACTTGCTGTCTTCCAAGTACCATTTACGTTGACATATAATTGAGCCATAAATTAAGCAGTATATTTTATCCAAACATCACCATTTGCTCCACCACTTGGGCTAGATGTTGACATATAAATTTTTCTTACTCCAGCAGTACCATAAGCTGTTGATGTCACTGTAGAAACAGTGCCAAGTGTAGTTATATTAGTAGAACCTGCAAAAGTACTTATTGCTGTATTTTCTACGTTATTAAGTGATAAATCACTCTTAACTTCTGCAACACTTCTGCCCTCTAAACCAGCAGAGGTGAACTTCGCATAATCATCATCAGCAGCATCAGCATCATCCATCTGTACAAGTTTGTCATTTGCAATCCCCACATCAGCATTCATTGTTGAACCTGAAAGACTCAATCCAGTACCAGCAGATATAGAACTTGGTAAATTCGTTAAATTTGCACCTGATATAGATGGTAAAGTTGCTGGAAATCTAGCATCTGGTATTGTTCCTGAAGTTAAATTAGAGGCACTCAAATTCGAAAGGTTACCAGCTGGTAAATTAGTAAGATTTGCTCCACTTATTGCTGGTAAAGTTGCTGGAAATCTAGCATCTGGTATTGTTCCTGAACTTAAATTAGCTGCATTTAAAGTTGAACCATCAACATACCCAGCACCATTAGTAATAGCATTATTATTCAAAGAAATATTTGCTGATCCATCAAAGCTCACACCTGCAATCGTTCGAGCAGTTGTTAATGTAGCTGCTGACCCTGTAGTGTTTTGATTTAGAGTTGCAACTCTCGCTGCGGCAAGTGTTCCCGAACCTATATTTGATGCGTTTGTAGTATCTGTAGTTGCAGAAGTTGCTAATCCGGAAATCTTCGAAGTTGCAATTGCGGCACTTGCACTTATATCAGCATTTACTATTGAACCATCTACTGGATCTATTAACTGAGCCTTAGTCTGAGACATTTACAATTCAAACTTAATTATTAAGTCAATTTTACGACGGCTCTATTTACGAAAAGATACTATCTCCATCATTGGTTTTCCTAATTCCTGCTCATATTCTCTTTCCATTTCAAAATCATCTATATCTGTACCAGCCTGACTATATTTATTCATTCCTTTAACAAACCCAGATAGAAATGTTTTACCACCTCCATTTGCCATCACAGCTGGAAAATCATTATCTCCCATTTTATGCACCCATTCGATTTAAAAAATCATCAACTCTATCACCTACTGGTGTTTCTTGTGATCTAGCATTCATAGGATTAGTCTTTGAAGCTGCTTCTTTCATAGCCTGACCATAAGGAGCACTAACTGCTTGTCCCTGAGTAGCATAACCACCTGGTAATCTTGATTGTCTAGTAGGATCAATCACATCATTTAATCCAGATTGATCAAATCCTCCTTGCATTGGATATCCTGGCATTTACTTTTAAAAAACTGTTATATCTATGTTATCACTGACAAGACTATGAGAATAGGTGCATGAATGTATAAGAAAATTTAACAGTCATATACCTAATACAAAATTTTTTAATTATTTTTTTGTCTTGAACCTCTAAAAATATAGGTAGGGTTAATACAAATAATTGTACTTTACTTTTGAAATCATTTGGTATAATTGATGTTTACTATGAACACCCAAGTTCATAAAAAATAAGGGTAGTTTACTTAACTATGTGTATGCGGAGGTTAGGTAAGTGGTTGTATATTTAATTAAACAGTCAGAAACCTAACCTCATCTTCTATAAAAGTAATATAAATAGTAAAAATTTTTAGGTATTTGGGTGTTCAACGATTGCCATTGGTATAAAAGGGATATATGCTTCTAAGTACACCTACCCCCTACTTTGCATGAAAAATCACGATGCTTTCTTATATAAAAATTTAACTGCATACGATCAAATACTTTTTGTAAGGGCTTTTCAAACAGCACTAGAACAGTTTGGTAAAGAGTCTTGTTGGTGTTTAAAAAATATGAATAATGCAGGATTTAAAGGATTTACTACTAGTAAAAAAACTAAATTAATGTATAAAGGGCACGATGCTAGACCATTGATTTTGAGTATGACTGGTAGAAACTATTCTGAAGAAAAACCAATAATAGTAAAAAGAAGTGAATGTAAGTCTCATTATTGTCTTAATCCAGCTCATTACTATTGGGGAACTAGAAAAGATGTGGCTTATGAAAATGCAAAGACTAATAAAAAAAGTATAGATATTGGATTAATAACCAAGCTGCGTATAGAAAATGAAAGTGGTGTAAGTAGTAGAAAATTATCTAAACATTATCATTTACCATATCATTCAGTAAGAAGAATATGCTCATATGAGACTTATGAGAATGCTGAAGACATAAAAGATCAATATAATGAAGAAGAGATTTGGAATAATCTTTCAGAGATCTGTAGAAATTTGATGAGATCACATCCAAACGAAGCAAAAAATTTTAGAGGAATCGTGAAAGAAACTCAACACTACGAATGTCCTTGGCATATCCAAGGTACTGATAAACATAAAGGTAATTTTGGTTTAATGGGAGAATGTCTTGATTGTATGGAAGAAATTAAAAAAGGTAGATGCACTGTAGATGTTAGAGAATTTGAGATGAAATGGTACTGGCAAGTGAAAAGATTTTGGGAACAAGTTGATATAAAGGGAGAAGATGAATGTTGGAAATGGAAAGGTGCAACTAGAAAAAATGGGACTGAATCAACCGCATACTTTCCTTCTCCTTTTCATTCAGGTAAAACTCAATCAGCTCCACGTATAGCTTTTTGGTTAAGTAGAGGATATACAGGTAAGTATCGAATATTTAATAAACCAACATGTACTCCATTCTGCTGTAACCCTAAACATTTAATGTTAAAAGGAGTTAGAGATATTCCAGAATGTAAGAGTATAAAAGACATAAAGCTTCATCACGAAAATATTCTGCAGTATCATAGAGAAAGAAACAAACAAACGTAAAGTGTCAAGATTTCTTACTACTATTCCAAATAATTTAGGTTTTTTTAATTTAGGTAAAGTAGAGACATACCCTACAGGTGGAGCAGGTCCTACAGCTTATGGACCTACTTCTTACTTTGGATCTGATCCTAGAGCAGCAGAACAAGGAGATAATTTAAATAATCCAATTAACCTTGGAGACTTCTCATCAATATTTAAATCCATGCTTATATCCAATAGTCATGGAGGTTTATCAAGAAAACAAAGCACATTCTATGAGATAAATCTATCTTCACCGAGATCAATTCAATTTACTCAGGAATTTTCTCGTACTTCATATGAAAATCAAACTAATAGAAATACTTTACTAGCTTTTTATGAAATTGATGAAAGTGGTCATAGACAAGAATTACCTATTAATAATGATGGATATGTATTTCACGATGCAGCAATAGATTATGAAGAAGATGATACTGGAACATTACTAAGTGATTATCCCTCTACATCATTACAAAAAGGTAAGTATTTATTTGTCATAACAAATGATATTCGATATTTAGAGACAACTTATTCTATCGGGTTAAACATATCAGTTACGGATTGGAGATTTATTAAAGAGACTGTTGATGAACAAATTAACTTTGATTTAATTACTAATCAAGTAGTAGATAGTGTTAATTTTGGAAATATTTAAGTTACTTTTTTAGGTAAAAACATACTATCTTTACCTCTTGCATAACCTGGAACTCCTTTATTAAGTCCATGAATATCATCGTCAGTTCTTCCCTCTGACTTTCCATGATCTATATAATGTTGACGAGCTTTATCCGCATCATCACCAAAAGCATCTCGAAGATCTTTGTAATTCTCTAAATATTGACCAGCATCAAATCCTGATTGAGTTACTGGAACAAAACTTCTAGGAGTATTATCAGCTTTTTCTAAAGCATTTTTATAAGCTAATTTTGATTCATTATATTTTCGATTTGCAGCTTCTTTCACAGCACTAGTTATAGACTTAGAAACACCACCACCTGTGCCTGGCCTTTCATCTCCAAATCCTGCTACAGATCCTGCTACCGTGTCAAAAGTTCCTCTATTATTTGATTTTATTGGGAAAGCTCTAGGTGTTGTTAAGACATTTTCAGTACCTGTTCCTGCAGGTATAGAAGACAAATAAGCTGCATCTTCCATCATATCTGCCCCTCTTGCCCTAGCTCCTATCTCGGAAGGAGTTCCTACACTATCATATCGGTTTGTGAGTAAACGATTATATTCTTTATCCATTCTTCCCATAGACTCCGCTAAATTTTTATAGCTTCTTTGTGGAATTATTGTTTGAAAAGCTTGTGCATTTTGTTCAGCTGGCATTATTATTGTAGGAGCTGAAGGTTTACTACCACCCATTTTACTGTTTAAATTTTACTTCTATAGTGATTCTATCTGAAACAAACTCATAAAAATGATTAACCCCTATGTATCCAACAGGGAGAAGGAACAAAATCAAGACCAATTCAGCGTAAGTAATAGGGCGACGCATGATAAACAATATCCATATCTATCCGATATTAGCCAACTTTTACATAGTCTGTCTACTCTTGATCTTCAAGAATTATGTACGCTCCAAGAGATGTTATTAGCTAGATCATTTTGGGAAGCAACAAATTATAGTGGGTCACAGGAAAAATGTAAAAAAAGATTAACTGAATTATATGGAGAAGATTGGGATGAACATGTTAAATTTAGAGATCATTTTGTCAGTATAAAGAGTTACTACATCTGGTCTTTACTGATAAGTCATAGACAACAATGGAATGAAAGGAAAAAGTAAGCTAGTATTTAGAAAGATAGTGTCCTCGAATGGAAATACAACAATTAGAGGACTGGGTAGATATCTTAGATACGACAAATTATGCACCACATAAAGACCCTGATAATTTATATCAGAGTTACAGATTTGTAGATTTAGATATAAATTCAGTCACAATAAAAAATTATAAGAAAAAAATTTGTAAATCTCTCATAGAACAAGTAGAAATATTTATACCTCCGTCAGGGAGTTTTAATAATCAAGATCTTAGAAGATATTTAGAATTAGTTTCAAGTTATGAGACAAGTACAAAAGATTTAATCTTAGGATTATCATTGGCTGATCAAATACGTCTGACTTTTAGTGATATGAAGACCAGTACTATCTGTGATAGATATCCAGAAATTAATTTAGCTGAAAAAAGAAGATATAGATGTGTTGCTGAATATTTAATTAGACAAGAAGAATTAACTAAACTAAGAGATAAAAATGGAAAATTAATTAAAAAAATAGGAAATATGCAAAAAGCTGTAGTTTTATATAGACCACTACCAAAACTATTAGAAACACTTAAAAAATCAGGTTTACATGATCTTATAAAAATTGACAAAGAGAAAAAAAATGATAAAAATGTAACAGAAGGAGAAACTAAATGACTAGTAGAAGAAATCAATTACTCAAAAAACTAATTGGTACAGCAACAGGTGAAGATGAAAAGAAGCTTTATCAACTGACCATAGAAAGAGTATGTGCTGATATGTGCGAGTACTATTACAAGTTTTATCATAATGATGGTCCTGGAGCTATGGTTTATGTCCCAGAACATGAAGATGAGAAAAAATCAATGTTCTATTTAACAGTAGATAATCTAATAACTGCAGTAGATGATCTTAATAAGCGTGATATGGAAGGGGCTGCAGATGTGATGAAGCAAGCTATAACACGAGCTGAAAAATTAGATCCTGACAAAGAAGCTTTATTTATCATCCAAGATGCAAAAGAAATGTCTTTGGTTCACTACAAAATAGATAGTGAGGGTGCAAGTTTTAAAATGATGTGATTAGAGGATCATGGGGAGCTAGTAAAAGATCTTTAGGACAGGTAGACCACATCTCTCATGATTGGCTTACTCCTTGTGAATATTTACCTTATATAGATGCCTTATTAAGTACTATAGACTTAGATCCTTGCTCTACATATGACGCAAATAATCAATTTCTAAGGGCAGAGAAAATTTATACGTATGATGATGATGGTTTAAATATTGAAGAGCCGTGGACTGGTAAAACTTATTTATTTCCTCCAACTTATGGAAGATGCTCTTTCGCGAAGAAAAGAGGTACATGGAGATGGAGCTTATCAGCAGGTCATGGAGCTAAAGCTCCCTCGGTGATTTGGTTCAGAAGGTTGTTTAAAGAATGGAAACTAAGAAATATTCCAGAAGCTTTGTTTTTTACTACATATCCAGAAATGATTAGAACTTGTCCAGAAATGTGGGATTTTCCTGTCTGTGTACCTACAAATAGAGCTAATCTGATACATGGAAAAGATTTAGTATGTTTAGATTCACCTATAAGTTGGGGTTACTTTGTATATTTACCTGAAATTTCTTTTGGATTTAATCAGACACAAAGGTTTAAAAATATATTTTCAAATATCGGTAAAGTTATTTGCTAATCGATCATTTGTCTAGGAAAATTCATGTCCCTTAACTGAGTTATGTAAGTATTTAAAAAATTTTTAGAACTATTATCATCCGCTGCAGATCTTACACCACGTCTATCAGTACTTATATCTGATTTTGAATCTAACGACTTATAAAATCTATAGCGATTGTCAACGTCGTAACTTGAAGTAGACTGAGGTTTCATATATCTATTGTATTGGAGCTACACATGACTATGAATGAAACTGAATTAAAGATTAGTGGCATTTGTGATGATATAAAAGATCTTTTAATTGACAAAAATAGAAAATATGGTGATTCTGCTTTAAAACCATGTCGAGTTTTTAGTGAAGCTTCAGCTTCAGAGCAACTATTAGTACGTATTGATGATAAATTAAACAGAATTATGAAGGGAGCAGGTTTATTAGCAACCGATGAAGATGTTATAAATGACTTGATTGGATATTTAGTACTGTTAAAAATAAGTATGGCTAAAGATAAAAACAATGAAATACTCGAATCAGCAAGTTCAATCTATGGGAAAGGATTTAAGTCAGGTCAAATCACCTTCTATACCTGATCCAGTAATAAAATGGGATGAATTCGAAAAAAATTACTCAAGAGAGCTTTTAATCATGGATTGTCTTGATTGGCTTAAGGATCGACCTTACGACGCAAAGGAGATCCTAGACCACTTGGAGTACTGTTCCAATATCGAAAAAACTTCCGAAGAATCTCTCCAGATGGATCAAGTTCTTTAAATTTCTTTTCTAAATACTCAATTCCCTTTATCTGTGTAGCAGATCCGTTATAAGTTTCGGCAATATTTAACAAACAAACCTTAGTGTGGCATTTATGACGATAGAAGGTAGGTATCTCCTTATCAGGTGCAAAGTACATATCAAGCTCTGTACGCCTCCTAGAGGTCATTAGATCACCTCCTGACATCCATATATGATTTATATAAGGACTCCACTCTTTAATTATTTTGTTTTTAGAAGAATAACTGTTAATTAAGTTTAATAATTTACAAGATTTAAAAGAATATATCCCAATACTATGAGCAAAGCTGAGTAAAGCGGCTTTTTTATTTTTATTTAAATTTACAAAAACATATTTTTGAACTTCATTTGAAAAAACTTTAAGATCTTCATAAAATTGTTTATCTATTTCATCCTGAGATGCTTTATCGGTAGGACTTAATTCATGGTTATTAATAGTCTCACTTCCATATCCTATTTTCCAAATAACTTCATCAAAATTTTTATAGGAGGCATACTGATCCAATCCTAAATATGTTTTAGGAATTGTATATTTTTTTGTTAACTGAAATCCTTTTTCTGTAAAAAATGAATACTTAAGGGACGACAACAGATCCGTTATAGCTTACTTCAGAGTAACCATCTAGTCCTAAAAGAACAACATAATTTTTTGCGGCATTAGTAACTGTCACACCAACAGCTCCTTTACCTTTACCAGCTTTGGCAATATCAAAGAATTTTTTATATCCAGTTGGAGCATCTCCTGTAGCAAATGCATCTTCCTGAAATATTTGTATTGTATTGACACCTTCAGATCTATCAAGAGTTATCTTAATATCTCCTGTGCTCGCAGGATTTACTCTAAATCCTCTTACTGCATCTCCTTTATTTCCTGCTGCTGTAGGACCAAGATATGTAACCTCAGACCCAGCATCAACACTAAATGTGTCTAGAGTCGCCTCAATTGTTCGTGTAGCCATGTTTCTTAAGAAATTTGCCCTTCAGTTGAGAGCTGGAATTGAATGTTGGCATCAATGCCGTGATCCTTCATAATGTTGTAAAACATTTGACGATCTAGTGCTTTTTGATGTAAAAGCTCGATGAATGCTTCTTCTAATTCTACGCGGTCTAAAGTTTGAATTGCTAAAGACGCAGCATGAATAGAAAACTCTACATCTACCGGAAGGTTAACATCCATATAAATAAAAGCCTTTATACATATATTACCAACAGTAAATTAATGAGCAATTAATCTAACTCGTCAGAACTTATTTTTCCTAATAGAAGTGTTCCCACACCATATGTTCCTCCAAATAGAACTATAAAACTAATAGCGATTACTTCCATAATAAAATTTTAAGTCTAAAATCATTTTAGGACTACTTAAATTTGACCTTGGATAGTGACCATATTATAAAAAACTTCATGGAGTGTGCTCTAAGTGGGGTAAGTAAAAAACAAGTAATACGTGAATTTAAAAATAGATATAATTTAAATGATAAAGATATTAAATATTTATTAGACTCCTGTTCTTTCAAAACTAAACCGAAAAATATTAATTATTTTAATTTTTATAGAAATAAGTTGACTACTAAATGTAAAAGAATAGAATATCCATTTACACAAATATATAAATATGATGATTTTCTAACAGATAACGAATGCACTAAAATGATTGACTTTATAGATTCTCGATTGACAGCCTCTACAGTTGCAGATGCCGATGATTCTAGACTTATAAATGATTACAGAACGAGTCAATCAGCAAGTTTAGGATATTTTGAAGATGAATTTTTTTTAAATATTGATAAAAAATTAGTAAATTTATTAGAAATCGACCCTTTCCTTGGTGAAAATATGCAAGGTCAAAAATATTTTCCAGGTCAATACTATAAAGAACACCATGATTTCTTTACCCCTTTCACACCAGAATATAAAACTTATTGTGAATGGATGGGTCAAAGAACATGGACAACAATGATTTATTTAAATGATGTGAATGAAGAAGGAGAAACTTATTTTAAACACTTGAAATTAAAAATAAAACCGAAAAAAGGATTACTAATAGCTTGGAATAACTTATTTTTTAATGGTATACCAAACTATAAAACTCTTCATGAAGCTTTACCCCCAGTTAGCGAACAAAAATATATAATTACTAAATGGTGGAGAAGTTGGAGTCTTATCTGATTACCACTTAACTTTATGCGACCAATATCTAGCTGACATTTTATCAGGATTCTTATCTTGAGCATTATGTCTTGCGTAATATGATTTTTTTCTAGCTTTTTCTTTAGCAGTCTTTGGGTTTTTACCAGCCCCTTTTACCCCTTGTTGTCCAAATCTTATTAATTTTTCCTTACCATCTTCACATGCTTTTACAACATGAGACTTCTTTTTATGGTTAGGAGTCTTTTTAGGCTTATTACATTTCAAATGCTCTTTTGAAAGTTTTTTAGCTTTTGCCCTCTTCGACATCAGTTCTTTCTTTATTAGGAGTCATATATGTCATTGTAGCTCTAAGATGCCATTGATTTTTTTTGTGAACTCTTCCACGCTCTACTGCTAAATCCTGTGTAAGATCATCACCTATCATCCCAGCATATTTAGCTAACTCCTCAAAACAGCCAGCAAGCATGTCATGAGAAATACTTAAATCTAAGATGATTTTATCTTGATCAAAAGGGTCAGATATATCTATATCTTTTATCCTTGATGACAATAAATCACTTACACTAGCTGGAGTCAGTACGTTTATAGACCTTATATGTTCGGCAACATCATCAATACCCTCTACCATTTCGGTTTGAATATCTCCTGTAAGGAGATGTATTTGGTAAAATTTTGATCCTAACAGCCCCCAGTGGACTATTTGAGTCTGATTTTGAACCATCACAGAATCTCTCAAGCATTGAACAAGATGTTCATTTACAAGTTGAGCATCCTTTGGATTTACATTAGACATTTAAGCAATCTTTAACTCTCCTGATTGTATCTTAGACCGCAAATCTTGACCCGGTTTTCCATAAAGAGATTCATCTCCAGGTTTTTTAGCCCTTCCATCAACTAAAGAATCATTTTTTTCTTTCTGTTCCTCATGTAATTCTTGAGCATATTGCTTTGCAAAAGCCTTTGCCTCTTCTTCTTTACTAGGAAGCGACCCATCCGATGTCGAAATCATTTGTAATATAAGGTGTTGCGTTATCCGAAGATAAAATTTTGATAGAACTTGATTGTTCCATCCAGTACTTTATTTTACCAAGTCTCTCCTCTTGATAAAATTTATAAGTTGGAGTATACCAATCTTCTAAATGGTTTGATCCTTTTAATCTATTGCATTTAGAACAAGAACAAATCATATTTGATTTAACATTATGACCTCCTTTAAATTTTGGAAGTATATGATCAATCGTGGCAGTATCTTTATTTAATTCCTTATCACAGTAAGCACATTTCCAATCCCAAGCTTCAAAAATACATTGTCGAAATTTATGGCGAGCGTTTTTTGGAGAAAGTTCAATTAGATTTGCTAGTAAATCTTGCTCGCAGTGAATCACATGTATCTTGCAACCTTGTAGAAACTTTATGCTGCATAAACTTACACAAATGTATTAATTACTCCATTAATGAAACTAACTCCCCATCATCTTCTATTTCATAGTCTGCATCTTCGAGGAGTCTTAATAAATAATAATGAATTTTGTCTGTAACCCATTTAAGATCTTCATCTTTGACATCGTTAAAAATTGCATTCAAAGACAAATCTTTTGAGGGGGTGCGTATATGATCTGCTAGTAATTGTAAGGCTTTATATCTATCTTTTGTCATTTCCCTTAGCATTTTAATCACCACTTGCCTCTAGTAATGGTGCTGAAGAATCATCAGAAGCTTGTGCTTCTTTAATTTGTATTTCTATCATTTCTTTAGCTCCTAAAACTTTTAAATAAGAATTCTTAGCAGTTATTAGTTGAGAATCTAATAGCTGAATTTGTTTTGATAATGTTTCAGCCTGTTCATCTATTTGCTTATTAAAATTTTCAAGGTTTTCTAAAGATAATCCGCAAGACATTTTAAATATGTAACTAATTTGAGTATAACCCTACAATAACCTATTAACAATCATTAAAGTCTCTAGCTATCTGACCACCTATTTCTGATCCTTTATCTTGTGAAAACATAGTTACAAATCCTGCAGCTAACCAACCAACAATTGGTATCCCACTAAAAGCAGGTGCGGCTTTTACTCCTACAGAGGCTCCTACAATCTTTCCTGTAGAGTTTCCACTACCTTCCACCTTGAGGCAAGCTAGATCTTTTTCAGTCATCACAGTGCCCTCTACATCGTTATTACTAGATTCTCCTTTCATAGTATAAGTTTCTTCTAGATTTAGTATTCTCTTTTTCTCTCCTAATAAACCTTTTGGTTCTTCTAAATTTTTATATCTTTTTAATACTTTAGGATCATTAGCTCTATAACTTAATCTGTATCCATTTTTTCCTGCCGTTAAATCATAAGAGGTGTAGGGACCTACTGGTATATTTACATTTGGATAGGGTGTTTTAAATCTGTGAGAAACTAAAGAATTCATTAAAGAAATATTAGATATTCCTAAAATGGATACTAAAACTATGATCCCCCAATTTCTGTTCGGTCTACTATACATCTCATTTAGGTTTAGTTTCTGTAACTATTTTAATAGGAGCTTGCTCAATACGCAAGATTTGAGTAGGAGCAGTTTGAGATGCTTTTTCTATTAACTTTTCAATGTCAGCTTTACTTAAACTTGAAACACCATTTGTAGCATTATTCTTATCCATCTTCATAGTTCCATCTCCTCTTTTTTTAGCTGTAGCAACGCCCCAAGTACTAAGGGTTCCAGTAAAAACGCTTGCGATAAAAGTTGGATCTATCTTATTTTGTTCCCAACCTGGGATAGTTATATAGTTAAGAGTAAGGATAAAACCACTCCAAACTAAAACTCCTAATCGAACAAAACCACCTACAATAGCAAGTTGCTCTTCTTTATCATCCAAGTTTTCTTTGATTTTTGTAAAAACATTTTTCTTCTCTTGTGTTTTAGAAGACTCTTTTAAATTTTCAGTCATTTTAAAATCTCAATACATACTAAGTTTACCCTCATGTAAACTTATGTATATTATTTAATTAATACTGAAAAATGAGAAAACTTCTCCCTTTGCTCATATTGATATTTGCCCCAGCAGCTAGAGCAGATATCACTCATAAATTATCTAGCAGTATACAGCTACAAGTAAATGCTGCTGCAACTCAAGTATCCCGAATTGGAAATAGCTATAGTGTTTCTGGAAACAATGTGACTACTCAGTATACACCTGAAGGTGGTTCAGCTACTAACTCAATTGGTTCATTGACAATAGCTTCAGGAGTTGGTTCAATACCTACACTTTCAGCAGTGCAGGCCACAGCAGGTGAATCTTGGAGTTTCACGCAATCATTTACACAAGCAGATGCTATATCCACAAGTGCTCCAAGTACAGGTGCCGTGGTTGCTTATTCCGATCAAACTTCAACTGCAGCAGGGGTTGCAGGAACATTAGCAGGTACAATTGATTCATCTTCAACCATTGCTCTAACAGCCGGAGGAGCAGGTACAGTTGCGACAGGTCAATTTGTAAGCGAAATTTCAATAAAATGAGACTAAAGGATCATGCCTTTGCAATAAAAGAAAAAGAAGATGATGAGACAGATGAGAAAAATAATACCTGTAATCTTTCTAAGTCTGATGAGCACGACTGCGAAGGCAGTACCAGTAGTTCCAAACTTTAATACAGGTGTACTCCAGTCTCATACTGAGACCACTTCAAAAGTGACTGAGACAATAAATGTAATTGATTATCAAACAGGCTGGCAATATACCGTAACTGGCAATAATATAAAGACAGATAGTAGTAGTTTGGTTCCTCCAGCCAAAAGTGTTACTCAAACGCTAAATGGAGTTAATTCAACGTGGACAAATTTAGATTCCTCAAATATGCCAAACTTCTCGATCATAGACGAGACAAAGCCTTGGCAGATGACAACTACACTGAGCCAGCCAGGGTTGAAGTCACAGACAATAATCCAGAGAACTACCGACATAAAATCTGTAACAGATACAACTTCAACCTTCAGTCAGTAAAATATTTATTTTTAGCTTTAAATATATTTAGTGCTCCCCTTTATGCAAATGAAGTGGGAGGGGTTTCAGCCACAGCAAATCCGATTGCGAATTCTTCCGGGAGCGTATCAAATTTGGCAGTGCAAAATTTATCGGGACCGTACCTAACTAATACTTATGGAGGTGGGGTTTCCTGTCAAGGATCTACTCTTTCAATTACTCCATTTGCTACATTGCAGGATTCATGGAAAGAGCCTTACGAATCTGAATGGCTCGATAACGTGTACGACAATTCAGATGTCGATAATGATGGCATATTAGACAATCCTGGGGCTGTTCTTTATCAAAAACCTGTAAGAACAGGTCAAAAAACAAATCACAATATTGGATGGGGCATCAGTATGAATATAACTATACCTCTTGATAAAAGGCACAATGAAAATTGTCTACGTGCTTCCAGCAGTCAAAATCAAATTAATAAACAAATATTAGCTAATAAGAGATTAGATTTTGAGATGGCAAGATTGAAGCACTGTGCCGAGCAAAAACGGTTGGGAGTGACGTTTGCAAAAACTAGCCCATCAGCTCAGATCTGTGCGGATATTATAGTTGCAAATCCTCACGGTGTTGTTCCTAATCATCGTCATTCGATTCCGAAATAAGTTTCTTTTTTCTTTTTAATCCTTTAAATTTTTCTCTATCTTTTTTTCCAAATAAACCTTTAATTTTTTTTATTAATTGCTTTATTAATGGCTTTATTAATTTTAATAAGATAGGTGTTGCAGCTGCTGAAGCCGTTGCTACGACAGCAATTACAGCTGTGGTACTTACTTGTGATGTATTTGGAAGTAGTTTTTCAAGACTAGAACTTGGTTCATACAAAATTACACAAATATTTCCTTGTAATTCATGACCTACAACTATCTCATCTCCACTACGTGTCAAATCTCCAACTCTTGGTTGATTTGGAGCTGGGCATTCTTTCTGATTATCTTTTGGTATGTTATCTAATTTTGGATCAGGAGTTCCCAATTCACTTTCATTATTTTTTTCTTCTTCTTTTTGTTCTTGTTTTTTTCTTGGGGCAGTTCGTACATTAGGGACTACAGCATCTTCAACATAGATTAATTCTTCTGGTTGATAATCTATTGCTTCATAAGTAGGAGATCCAGCATCACATAAAACTACATTTCCTCTCTCATCCTCATCTACTAAATTTTTTGATTTTTTGTTTAAATCATTAAATTTAACACACCCCGGCAAATCTATTATTGGATTACCAATCTGTAAAGTTACTGGAGGACTCTGCGGTAATGATTGTACAGTAGAAAAATAATAATTATCAAGTTTAGGAATAACTACAGTATTTATTAAAATTTCTGGAATATCAGACAATTTTAAAACATTGAAGAAGGAAGCTTAGGAACCACTGGACCAGTAACATCAGGTATAGGAAGAGAGTCTCCTAAAGCACCTCCTAGATTACCTGTAATTGATTCCATAGCCTTTTCTTTTATGTTATTTATTATTGAATCTTTATTAATATAAATAAATAATCCACTCCCTATAACTGTTAAAGAAACTATTCCTGAAGCAACAGCTATTGCATTGATAATTTTCTGCATTTTTTTAAGTATTTATTTAAATTTTACTAAATTGACTGTAATATAGCAAGTTATAAATTTAAGAACTAGTTACTGTCTCCCATGATGATCCATTGTACACCTGTAATTTGTTAACACTTGTGTTATAAATAAATGCACCAGAAGCTAAACCTGATAAATTACCTCTCTCCGATGTGGTTACTTTTGGAATAACCATAAATCTAGTGGTTGCAGCTCCAACACTTGCAAAATTTGGTGTTATTTTTGATCCAGCTATGGCAGCAGTATCACTTACTTTTACATTAGTTATAACTAAATCACCTACTGTACCAGTCTGTAATGATTCTCCTAAAATTAATCCAAAGAAAGATAACCCAGAAGCAGGTGCCGTAGTAAAATTTATACTGCTTGCTGTGATTGTATAATCTGTGCCTGGATTTTGCATCACACCTCCAAGAGAAACTAAGACGTTATTAACACTATCTGGACTTACATTTACAGAAGAAACTTGTAAAGTAAAACTTGTAGTACTACCATTAAAACTACTTGAAATATCATCTACTTCTCTATTGTTATTTGGAACAACAGGTTCTAATCCAACGTATGCCATCTAAATAAATAATTTTAATATCTCTAGTTTAAAATGGCTAATTTTATCAACTAGGTTTTGTCGGCCAAGTAATATTACTTGGATCTGCTTGTGTTGTAATATCACGCAAAGCCTGTCTATAAGTTTTCCAAGCATCAGGCATGGTAAGGTCACTACTAGCTCGCCAATCTGTATCTTTTAACTTACGTTCTCTTTCAATTCTTACCTCTCCCCATTTATTATTTGTTAGAGTAGTCTGCTCATCTGAAGTTGTAGATTCAACCTTAACTGTATAAGCCTTACCACTATCAACATAAGCATCTACTGTAGATAGCTTTTGTGTTGGGGTTGTATAAGTAAGAGTTTCTACAAGTTCAACGGTATTATTTGCTGTTAAAAAATCTGCATTTGGGCCAGCAGCAGTAAAGCTAGTGTTAGGAAATAATTGTTGGATCGTACCAGTGCTTTTTACAGTAGTGCCATCAATAATTGCGTAGTTCATAATTAATTTAAAAGAACTTTACTCTTAATAAGTATAATCATTTTACTCTCCATAAACCGCATACCTATCATTATCATAACCACCTAATATAAGCTTTCTATTTTTATAATCCATTCCTATACCATAATTAGCAACTCCACTAGCTGAACTTGTAATGTAATAAAATCCAGTTTGAGTATGTGTTCCATTATACCCACTTCCAGATAAAACTATTTCGGTAGCACCATAATGAGAGATGGGATAATAACTATTTGAATATCCTTGAATTACTCCATCTCCTGTCCAAACTAAACCATTGCTATTTGAAGCATTATTACCAGTAGACCATCTTCTTGTAGTACTTACAGTATTACTGCTGATACTAGATGTGCTTGCTGGTAGATCATAACCAAATAAATAAAATTCACTATTATTTAATGTTATTAAATGAGTTCCGCTATAACAAATACCTCTTGTGTAATTATTGGAAGGATTATTTGTTGTATTAGTAGTATAATTCTGATAACCTATATAAGTTCCTGATGGGTAATTAAAATAATAAAATCTTGCATTAGAAGCTGAAATTGCAACAAATACAGGTGTATTATCGCCTAAATATGCAACAGTAATATCTGAACCAGTACTACCTATTCCTGATGATGAATGTCCCGCTAAATTAGTTTGAGAACCACTTGGTTGATAAAGATTTGCATTACCAGAATATGTACTACCTCCATTACTCCATGCGTAACTACTTGTTGTATTATATGCAGCAAATATTTTACTTTCTGAATGATCGAAAAATACGCCTAATCCATTATGAGTGTTACTAGGATTACCTTGAAAATAGTCAACAGATGTATTGACAATACTTATAGGTGATGCACCAGTTGTAAAGAAACCACTGTAAGCAGAATCATCAAGACCTTGACTAGCAGCAGAACGTAATCGGTGCGATAGTGTCATGAAAGATCTCCAACTGTTGCTCCATATAATTGACTGCCAACTTTAAATAATTCTATTGCTGTAGCGTTAGCACCGCCAAGTGTAGGAGCAGACCCACCGTTCCACTTCATAGTAGGCCAAGTCAAAGTATAGGCAGATGCAGTTGCAGTGACTATAAGAAGCATAGATTGACCTGTAGTTAAACTATCAGTTGCAGTTCTATTTGCTCCTAATGTCCATGTCTGCACCATTCCATTATCAGGATCTAGGGCTACAGATGCAGCATCAGTGATAGCATATACGGTTTCATTTATAGCATCTTCAAAAGTAACTGAACCTGTAAATGTGTCTGCATACTCTAGCTGCCCTACGGCTGTAGCTCCGCTACCAGTAATACTCTTTACGTGTAAAAACTTACTAGCTGTTGCATTATTATCAGGCAAAACCATTGTATAAGACTGACCGGCACTATGAGCAGGAGACTTTATCTTCACACCATGTGATTGTGCCGAGCAGTTTAATTGGATGGTGCCGTCTGTAGATCCTGCACCTTTTATTTTTACAATACCTGTTCCATCTGGAGTAAATACTATATCACCGTTTGATGTACTTGTAGTTATTTCTCTTGTTAAGACATCTAAATTTCCTCCAAGCTGTGGACTCGTGTCCTCAACAACATTACTAATTCCAGCAGCAGGTAAATTTGTTAAATTTGCACCTGATATAGCTGGCAAAGTTGCTGGAAATCTAGCATCTGGTATTGTTCCTGAACCTAAATTAGAGGCATTAAGTGCTGTTAAAGATGCTCCACTTCCTGAAAAAGTTGTTGCCGTAAGTAAACCTGATGAAGAGTTAAAGGTTAAATTAGAACCACTTTTTGGTGGTAAATCACCAGTTGCTGCTGTAGCAAATATAGGAAAACAAGTAGTATCACTTGATTCATCTGCTACAGTGACATTCGTTGCGATATTAGCAGTACCAGAAGTGTTTTGACTTCCTGAAGTATTAACACCTGGAAGATTTATATTTGCTGAACCATCAAAACTAACCCCACCAATAGTGCGAGCAGTCTGCAATGTTGAAGCCGTAGAAGCATTGCCAGTCAAAGCACCAGAAAATCCAGTTGCTGTTAAAACTCCTGATGAAGAGTTAAAAGTTAGGTTTGTTCCTGTTTTAGGCGGAAGATTACCAGTTGCTGCTGTAGCAAATATAGGAAAACAAGTAGTATCACTTGATTCATCTGCAAGTGTAACTTGTGTAGCAGGTCCAATAAATGAGTCTGCTGTAATACCATTAGAACTAAAACTTGCAACTTCGGAAGCATTAGAAACAAATCCAACAGATCCAGATGATTTTCTATATATTCCTGTGTCCGTATCTAAAGTGAAAGTCACAGATGGGACATTAGATGAGCCGTCCGGAAATGTACCCCCTGCATTCAAGTAATCAGCAGTTGCATATATTATTCCAAAAAATGCATGTCCATTTGTAGGAGCACTACTGAAAACTATGTTTGTTCCAACTAAATTAAAACCTGAAGCACCAGTAGGATCTGGTTCTTGAATAACACCATTTACAGATATTAAAATCTGCTGTGGTGATCTTGGAAAAGGTTCAGGAACAGCTCCCGAAACCTGTAAAGCAAAACTTGTAGTGCTGCCATTAAAACTACTGCTTATGTCATCAATTAACCTGTAATCTTCAGCAGAGCGAATAGTATTTCCAATATACGGCATAGCAGATTAAACTAGAATTCATCTTTATTTCTTTAATTATTTTAAGCTCAGTAAATATGGGACTTTTTAACTATTAGGTCCTGCTGTAGATGGCTGGGTCGGCCAAACTACATCTGTAATTAATGTGTATGTCTGGGGAACATCTCTTAAATTCTGTCTATAAGCGGACCATTGAGCCTGATCGACTGAACATCCTGGACTAACAGTCCAATCTGTAGATTTTAAAATATAATCTCTTTTTTTTCTAATGTTTTCCCAAGTAGAATCATCTAATTCTAAAACTTTTTCACCATAAACTATAATTTCAATAGCCTCAACTTTTGATTTAAGACTTTCAAAATTATCAGATAAACTTACTAGGTCATTATTTACTGATAAGCTCATTTTAAGTCTGTTCTAAATAACTTACAGTTACATCAAGAGCACTTGCTGTATCAGTTCTTACTCTTAAGACATCACTGGATTCCATAATTACTTTTGATCCACTAATTAATTCAAGAGAAGATCCAGCTGGGACTGGGGCATTTCTTAAAAGAAATACGTCATCTCCTGAACTAGTAACTAGAAAAACATCAACATTAGCACTAGATGCTGTTTTATTTGAAACTAAAATACTTAGCAGAACTAATGTTGCAGAACCACCAGCTGATAAGACGTTTGCATTAGTGCTGGTATGTGCATCAGTTACACAACTTGATTTCGTATCGACTTTGAACGTGTTTGCCATATTATCCTAAAGCAATAATTAGTGCTAAGTTTTCCTCAGAGTTAAAAGAACCAGTTACTGATAAAGACCCATTAACTTGGACATTACCGGTAAAGGTAGCAGCTCCATTAGAATCTATTGTAAGACGACTAGACCCACCAGTAACTAAGGCTATTTCGTCCGCAGCTGGACTTATAATTCCTGTATTAGAATCACCTGCGAACTTTAAAGCACAGTTACTAATACTTCCTGCTATTAATTGAGAATTAGATCCATCTTGTCTTAATAAGGGAAATCCTCCATTAGTTATCGAATCGTGTATTACAACAGTTTTTAAAGAAGTGTCTACAGTTACTTCTCCTTCAGCACCTTTAAAATTATTGTGCTGAGCTGTTGTACCTCTTCTAAATTGAACTTGAGTAGCCATAATACTATCCTAACGCCACTGCTATTGCGGTAGCAAAACTTTCCGTACTTATTGTCCCATCACTGTCAGGGACAGTCATGGTTCTAGTTGTACTTCCTGTGATTCCAGAACATTCAAAAGCTAATTTTTTACTAGAGTCGCTATTATCACTAACTCTAAAAACATTATCTGCAAAATCAGTTGATCCACCTCCAACTAAAGCAATTGTTCCATCTTGATCAGGTATTGTTAATGTTCTTGTTGTGCTGCCTGATATAGAAGAACAATCTAAAGCAACTATTTTTGTATTATCACTGTTATTTCTAACTCTAAATCCACTATCATTTGATACTACAGCTGTTGAAGTAATCGAAGCTAATCCGGTAAATGTAGTTTGGCTTGATCCTAATGCAACAGAAGAATTTCCTATAGTCAATGTGCTGTTAGCAAGATTACTATTTGCAATTGAAGAGGCAGTTGTTAATACTGTGCCTGTCTCTGCTGGTAATGTTATTGTTACATCAGCTGTGGAAGCCGGGCCTACTAATGTTGCTGAATTTGTTCCGTTATCTGTATCTTCTTTAAAAATTATACTACCAGCAGAAGTAGAAGATCCAGTCAAAATTGGAGCAGTAAGACTCTTGTTGGTTAAAATTTCAGAGCCAGCTAATGTTGCAAACGAACCATCAGTCAATGCAGTATTAAATTGAGCAGTAGTTCCAGATATTGTATTAGAACCAAGAGCTAATGTTTTATTTGTTAATGTTACTGAGTTTGTTAAAGTTACTGGATAAACAATATCGCTAGTTAATGCAACAGTTCCAGTTGAATTTGGAAGAGTTATCGTTTTATCTCCGCCTGATGCATCAGTTGCAGTTAATATTATTTCATCACTATCGGCACTTGATCCTTCAAAAGTTATATTACCAGCAGCTATAGATATAGAATTTGCAGCATCTGCCACTCCAGAAATTAAAGTTGTTGCAGTAAGAGTGGTGGAAGTAAGAGCAGATAGTCCAGCAATTGTTGTTGCTGTTGCACCTAAATTAATAGAAGTACTACCAACTGTTAAAGATGAATTTGCTAATTGAGAATTAGGAATAGAAGATGTCCCAATCTCACCACCAGAAAAAGTTAAACCTGAACCAGAAGCTACACTAATATGTGCTCTTACTTCAGATGCAGACGGTCCTGTGTATGTGATTACTCCTGTTGAGCTATTATATGCAAGACTACCATCCCCTCCAGAATCAGTTACAGATACAGCAGCCCTGGCTCTTGCATTAGTAAAATAAAGATTTGTATTTTCAGATAAATCTGCAGTTGTATTTCCAGCAATATCTAATTTATCTTGAGTATTATCTAACTCCTGAAGAAGACCTGAAACTAAAACTAATGATTTTCTTGTTGCCATTTTATATTCTGATGCAATTTAAAATATTAAATTGCTAATTATATTTATTTTACGTCTAGTAAACCGTCAGCCTAATTTTATAGGACGCTGTATATCTACAATTAATTGACTACTAGATGCAGCTTCTCCTATTTTTGTCACAAAATTTCCTGCATCCTCTGGAGGTAAATTAGTTATAGATCCTGTTGAAGCAGCAGATAAAAAATAAAAATCTCCTGCATCTAAACCAGATGTAGCAATAAGACCTTGTGTAATGACGCTCACTTCTGATCCAGCAGGTTTAGTAGTTTCAACAAAGCCTGCTACCCTTGCTTGATCATAAATATTATTAGCTATAGCTTTACCTACAAATCCATCTGATTGTCTGGAGTAAACAGCATCACCCTGTGTGACATTCTCAAAACATGTAGTTATATAGCCAGTTACTTTAAATACAGTTGAAGTTGGCATTGTAGATTTTGTATCTAAAAGAGCCTCGGTTAATCCTTGAGCATTTGGTTGATAAGGAACGTAATTTTCTACACTAGACATTAACTTAATTTAATAGGTGGTTCAATGTTTATTGCCAAACTAGAGGTAGTTGCAGCTTCTCCTAATCTAACAACGGCTTGTCCGGCAGTTGATGGTGGAGTTAAAGTTATAGCACCTGCTGTTGTTGGAGATAAAAAATATAAATCGCCTGCATTTAAACCAGACATGGTTTTAAGACCTATAACAATAACTTTTACAGTTGAACCTGATTGAGTACCTGAATTTGCAAAGCCGACTACAGAAGCTGCTTCTGATGTTCCGTCTGCTGCAGTTGCTTTACCTACTTGACCATCACTTGTCCTCATATATAAAGCGTCACCTTCGGATACGTTTTCAAATGCATTCGAATCAAAACCGACTTGTAGTGGTGCAAAAGTGGGAAATCCTTCTTTTAAATCAATAACAGCATCAATTAAACCCCTGTAATTCGGTTCATATGGTTCACGAGTAAGTGTAAACCCATTACCTATCATCAAGTCTCGTAAGACTGCAATAGCTCCTTGTATATTCGGTTCGTAAGCAGTAGACATAATTTACCTCAGTTAATATCTATTTTAAACTGTGCCTACCATTATAATAAAAGTATGGAACCTCAAGTTATTGCTGCAATTATATCTGGAAGTATTGGTGCCTTTGCTGGTATCAGTAGAGCTTTAGGTAATTTCAATAAAAAAATAGATAGAAAATTTAATAGAATTCAACGAGAAGTTGATGATTTAAAAAATAGTGTTGTTCATGATTATGTCTTAAAAGAAGATTTTTTAAGAGAAATGCAAGGTGTTCATTCTAAATTAGATAGAATTTTAGATCATCTCCTTAATCATAGTTAGACATTAACCCAACTAGAACTTGAAGCTAAATATATTTTTAAACTTCCACTACCGCCTCCAGCTGTATCCCAATGTAATTGCCCATCTACAGGGTTAGCTGGTTGTCCTGAAGATACAGATGCAACTGCTTTGACTGCTTGGAAAGATGAACCATCATGGACTTTAAATATATGAGTACTGGCTGTATCTAACCAAGTTTCACCTTTACTTGATGATGTAAATCCAACAGCCGACGCATTAGGTGCAGTACCTCCAATATGAACAGGACCTACTTTAATCAAACCTGTACTTGGAGAAGCAGTATCATCTGCAAAAAATAATCCTGGACTTGTATTATTATTATTTAAAGCTAATTCTCCAGCTCCTAATCTTACTGGGAAAGGTCTGTCATTTGCTGTACTTGATCTACGAGTTTGAATTTGAACTGCCATAATTAACTCTCCACATTTAAATATAAACCTGCATCTACTACTGTATCT